AAGCATCTTTATAAATTGTTTTCTTGACAGGGAAAATATGTTATGAAAGGAACAGAAAAAAGAGTGAAACCTAAATTATGAAGTATAAATATATTTCAGATAATATCATTACATGTGAAAATTTTCTTCCGCCTTTAGAATTACAAAAAATTAAAATTGAATTAATGAATAACAGAGTTAGTTTTGGCCCTGCTGTTTGGAGTAGTAAATCAAATAACATAGGAGAAACGGTAGAATTTTTTAGCTCTCTCTGTGGTGGAGTAGATTACTGGATTGGGCACGGTAAAACAAAAGATAATAATGAAAGTATTATGAATCTTACATATTGGTTTTATCACCAAGGACTTTTTCAATTTATAGATAGCAATTCTAAAGTGGATGTTTTTCAATTTTTAAAAAAACCAAAAATTCATGATATTCACGTTGTTAGTTATAATAATGAAGGTTATTATAATTGGCACACTGATACTGCAAATTTTACTTTTAATTTAATATTGAACGAAGGGGACGAATTTGACGGAGGGGAGATGTTATTTCTGGATGGAAACGAAACTATAGAAATACCCAATAAAAACAATTTTATGGTGGTTTTTCCAACTTATATACCTCATGCAGTAAAACCTATAAAATCAAAAAATGGCAAGGATGTTGCTTTTTCTCAACAAAGATTTAGTATACAATACTGGACCAAGATAGGTTAGGTGAAACCCCTGAGTAAAGTATTTGTAAAAGACAATTTTTTTTCTTTAAATATTTATAATGAAATTGTTCAACAAATAATTTCAGTTGAATATATTCCTCCAAATCAAGAAAAAATAAAAAAACACGGAGGATGTTATTGGCATGACCATGATCTTCCAAAGAATTCTGATGTTCAAAATGAAGTTAAAATTTTAATTAATAAAGAATTTAATTTCAAAATATCTAATTTTTTGTATTCGTCATATACCATGGTTGGTGCAAACGACAAACCAAGACCACACACGGATGAAAAAATGGGTGCGACTCATCAATGTTTAATTTTTATGTATGGAGAAGAATCTACAAATAATGGTACGGGTTTTTATCATAGAAAAAATTCAGCAGAAGCTGAATTAAGTATTCATGTTGGTTTTAAAAAAAATAGAGCCATATTTTTTTCTTCAGATGTTTTACATTCACCTTTACAATGGGCTGGTAATGGCTCTTTTAGATACTCAATTTGTAATTTTTTTAATTAATTTATGTTATGAAAGAGACAGAAAAAAGAATGATAGAAATAACTAAAATACCCGTTTTTGTAGAAGAGGTAAGTTTTTTTACATTACCAAATCAAAAATATTACAAAGAAAAAATTAATGAAATTATAAAAGTAGAAGAAAATAAAAGCATTCATAAATTTTCAACTACTCCAAATGAAGAAGACAATGTAAAAGCTAACAGAAGTGCTTGGGATTCTCATTTTAGGTACCCCGTAATAAATGAATTAACAACTGATATAAAAAATATTATTCATCAATCTATAAAACAAGATGGTTATGACGCTCCTGATCTAGTAACAATAAACGCTTGGGTTAACTGGTATAAAAAAAATCAATCTGCATTGTCACATATTCACGGTACTCACATAGCATGTGTTTATTTTGTAGATGTTGAAAAAACAAATGCAAATTTTTTCTTTTCAAATAAAGACGTATTTAGGCTTGTAAAAAAAGATGGTAACAAAACTGTAACTAATCAAGTAAAAGAGATAAGTGCTAAAGATGGAACGGTAATTTTTTTTAGTGGTAATACTTATCACAGTGTATTGCCTAATTTAACAGATCATCTTAGAATTACTTTTGCGTGCAATTTTGCAGTAGAGTACGATCAAGAAAGAAAAAAATATTGAAATTTTTAGGTTTACGATTATGCGAACACGATTCTAATATTTCGTACTATACAGGCGAAGAAGTTTTATATTATAAATTAGAAAGACACACACAAAAAAAATACGATGCTTATAATAATTTTGAATCATGGATTGATGATATTAAAAATATATGGGGTGTTACACCCAATGATTTTGAAGAAATAGGAATTGTTTTTGATCCGTGGGCGTATAAACTTAAAGATAAGTTTTTCTTTCCAGAAATTCCTTTTAAATATCTCCCTTATAATATGACAAGAATAAATCACCATTATGCACACGCACTAAGTTCTTGGCCTTTATATGAAGAATGTAATACGCATTTTGTTTTTGATGCCGAAGGTGATTTAAACATTGGATGGACTGTTTTTAAAAATAACAAAATTTATGACATTGGATATTTAGACAAAAAAGAAAGTGTGGGTAAAGCTTATAATAATGCATGTCATGTTTTAGGAATTGAAGGAGCAGGAGGATTAAATGCTGCAGGGAAACTTATGGGATTACAATCCTATGGAAAATTAGATAAAGAATATTTAAATAAAATAAAAAATTTTACGTTAAAAAATGTAGATATAATATTTAATTTTTATTTATATGAACAACATTTAGGAGATAAACTTTTAGCACAACATAAAAAACTAGATTGGATTCACACTGTTCATTTTCACATGAATTCCGTTATGGTTAATTTTTTTAAAAAGATAGTTGATAGTGAAAATGATTGTATAACATATTCAGGAGGTGTGGCACAAAATGTGGTATGGAACACTACTTTAAAAAAACAGCTTCCTAACTTAGTGATACCACCTTATTGTGGAGATGAAGGATTAAGTTTGGGTATAGTAGAATATTTAAGACTTAAACATAAACAGCCAAAAGGAGTATTAAATGAATATATGCTCTAATAAATATGAAGCTTTACAAGTTATTTTAGATCAAAAAATACTAGCTATTTTTCATGGGTCATCAGAACTTGGACCAAGGGCTTTAGGAAGAAGATCTTTGCTTTTTGATCCAAGAAATTTAAATGCAAAAACAATTTTAAATAAAATTAAAAAAAGAGAAAATTATAGGCCTTTTGCTGCAACAATTATGCTAGAATATGCTAAAGAATGGTTCGATATGGAAAATATTGATGAGTCTCCTTATATGCTCTATGTCTTTAAACCCCTTTCACATAAAAAAGACATGATAAAATCAATTATACATGTGGACAACACATGTAGATTACAAACAGTTACTAGAAAACAAAATAAATATTTTTATGATTTAATAAATATTTTTTATGAAGAAACAAAAGTTCCTTTATTATTTAATACATCGTTTAATTTAGCTGGATACCCTTTAGTGGAAAACATAGAAGATGCTTTTAATGTTATGAAAAAATCTTCTATTAAAAATATTTATATGCCACAGGAACAATAAATGAAAGAAACAGTAATATTTAAAAAAAGTTTTTATCAGTCAAAACTTTCTAATGCACATTTACTTGAAACAGTAAGGACTTTTATTATAGAAAATAAAGAAAAGTTTACCGAAAGAAGTTGGGACTGTAATATTAATACTTCCAAAAATAAGTTTAAAAATATTTTATATGAAGTAGAGGAATTTAAATATATTACAGAAAATATAGAAAAAGAAATAAAAACTTTATTAAAGGCACCTTTTATGATTGCAGGTTCTTGGATTAATATTTTAAACGAAAATGGCTATCAAGAATTTCATCAGCATGTTGTTCAAGGAGAAAAATATAAAGAAGGATCAGGAGTTTTATATTTTACAAAAGATAATTCTAATATAGAATTTGCATATTTTCCTGAAAAAATAAGATTCACCCTAAAACCAGAGGAAGGGGATATTATAATTTTCGATAGCGATCTTTTTCATCGAGTAGTAGATTCAAAAAAGAAAAGAATATCACTCGCTTTTAATTTTAAATATGATTGGTAAAAAATGAAAGCACAAACAACCGTTTTTGGAAGAATAGTTAAAAGGTATGATTTACCTTTGGATGGAATTGAAGATTTAAATAATAAATATGAAGAGCATAAGGAAGAATTAGGGTCCTTCGGCCCACGACTAGCAGGAAGGTTGGATTCAGAATTAGAATTTACAAATTTAATAAGAGAAACAAAAATATCTAAAAACATAGTGGATTGTATGAATGACTACATTGAAACATTAGAAAAAGTAAATCTTTACAGTGGTACTAAACAATTAGAAATTTTAAGTTGTTGGATAAATGATATGAAAGAGGGTGAGTATAACCCACCTCATACACATCATGATACGACAGGTTGGTCTACTGTTATGTTTTTAAAAGTTCCCAAATTCATTAACGATACAAAAGATCCACATAAATTTAAAGATGGAAATTTAGGGTTTATCGGAACAGACGGTGTAAGCTCCACATGGATGGTTCCTGACGTAGGTCATTTTTATATTTTTGAAGCTAAGCATCAACATTGTGTTATGCCTTTTAAAACAAAAATAAAAGGAGAAGCTAGAAGATCTATGTCTTTTAACTTTATACAAAAACATGTTTAGTAAAAAAATTACTTTTTGTGCTACAGACCAGGCTATGGTTGATATATGGCCACATCCTCAACCTGCTTCACGAGTTATTCCTGAAGAATATAAAAAATTAAAAAGACATGCGGACGGTAATTTACATTCACCAACAGTTAAAACATGTATTCCATTTTTAGATTCTATGTCGATGGGATACATAATACCTTTTGATCAAGATTATTTAGTTAATCCTGTTGAAAATGATTTTAGTGTAACTCCTGCAAATAGAGAACAAGCTAGTTTTGGTTTTCATAGTAAAGCACAACTGCCAAAAGAGTGGCACAAAACTACAGGAGAAAACGCAGGCAAATTTATAAATAAATGGTTAATAAAAACGCCTCCTAATTATAGTTGTTTGTTCATACATCCAATGAATAGACTTGAGGAAAGATTTAAAATTATTGAAGGAGTTGTAGATACAGATAACTATGTAAACATAATTAATTTTCCTTTTATTTTAAAAAAAAGAGATGAACAGTTTTTAATAAAAAAAGGAGATCCTATGGTTCAAGTAGTTCCTTTTAAACGGGAGTCTTTTAAAATGTGGTCTGGTTTTTATATGGAAAAATTACACAACAAAACTCTTAATCTTTTAACAAGTGAATGGGTTGATAGATATAAAAGAATGTTTTGGAAGAAAAAATTTTTTAAGTAAATGTATATAAAAGCAAATATAGATGATTGTGCAGTTATTATTAATGATTTTTTGCCTAATGATTTATTTAAAAAAATATCTAATTTTAATTTTAATTTTAATTGTGACTCACATACAGAGTGGCAAAAACGTCTTTATTTAGATAAAAATAATTTTAAAACAATGAAAAAAGTTAATGTTGAAGAAGATCTTGCAGTAATAAAAAAAGATAAAGTTGAAGCAAAAGATAAAGTGTTTGAAGATTTTTGCCAAATATTAATTAGTTGTCCTTTTATTCCTTTCCAATCTAATTCAAAGATCAGTATTAATTATTATGAATATGATAAATTTTCAGGGATTAATTGGCATGATGATGGTGTATACACTTTAAATTATTCTTTTTATATTCACGATGATTGGGATGATAATTGGGGTGGAGAGACTTTAATTAATACAGGAAGAGGTCTTCCTCTAGCATGTTACCCTCATTCAAATACTCTTTTAGCTATAAAAAATAAAGTTCCACATAAAGTATGTCCTGTAACAGGACCTATTAAAAGAAAAGTTTTACAAATTAGAGGTGTTTTTTACGAATAGTGAGGATCGTAAGCTTGCCAATTAGCTAAAGCATTACTAGTTTCATTTTCTACATCATCTGCAACTGCCGCATCATAAGCTGTTATTGCAGTCTCTATTTGACCTTTTCTTGTTTCTGCCCATGTTAATAAATCAGCAATTGTTGTAGATCCTACAGCATCACTTGTTGTAGTTAAATTAGTATTACCTGCCATGTTTGCAGTAGAAGCATCTTTAGTTTGAATTTCATTTTGCCCTGGTAAAGTATTCCAAATTATAGCATGAATTGTATTTGGCATCCATCCTGCTTGCCATCCAGTACCTTTATCAGCCCAATCAATATGAAAAGAATCATCTACTTTTATGGAACTATCATTTGCTATTACTATTTGTGTTGCCATCAATATCTCCTAATGCTTTATAATATAGTTAACCACCACATATGGTGAAAATGAATTTGTCCCTGCCGCTGTTACACTACCCGTTAAAGACGTTGTAATATTACCTGTCAATGTTCCCGATAAAGTATGAGAATGGTTGTGACCAGTTCCTGAACCTGAATTAGTTGTGTTTTTATCTGTGCTACCCCTACCACCAGGCGCAAATGGAAGAGGGCTGTTACCCCCCGCATTAGGATGGTATGGTTCTGAACTAAATTCCATTGAATGCGAATGAGATGATAACTGAGCGGTAGTTAAGGCCGTATTATCAATAGATCCTGTTACAGTAACAGCTTGGTTTGTAGCATTCGTAGCAGCTTGGTTATTAGTTACAGATACTGTAACTGTATTTGCACCACCAGTACCTGCTAAATTGTATGTATTTCCGTCGTATCCTTGCGGTGTTTTACCTTGTAACTGAGGAACATTAAAAGTTGTAGATCCATTTCCTACACCGTAAGTTGTTCCTGTTACAGCAAATAGATCTGCATAAGTTGTTCGTGATACAGCAGTTCCGTCGCATAATAAATATCCTGCTGGAGCTGTTGCTTTAGTCCAAGGCTTAATTGCGCCTACTTCACTTCTGTTTTTAAAATCTTGTAAATTAGTCATTGTACTTTAACCTCCAACCATTTGTTGAATCGTAGTATACCAAAGAAATTCCTGCACTGTTAGTGGAAATTGTCATATCGGCTGCATCTCCTTGAACTTTTTCAGACCCACCATCAACGGTAATATTATTACTGCCTGCATTTCCATCACCATCAATAATTTTTACTTGCATTCCAATTGTAGGAGAGGAAGGTAAAGTTATAGTAATTGCTCCTGTTGAGCAGTCGCAGATAATATTATCTCCATCTGATGCAGTATAAGGAGAATCAGAATTTGTTTTAGCCACCCAGGCTTCACCTAATCCAGCTAAAGAAAAAATATCATACCAGTTGGTACCATCAGTAGCAACTAAACGGTACTTACCGTTTGCGATACTCATAGTATTGCCTGTGGCTCCTAATCGTGCTGTTATAGCGGCACCACCACTAATATTATTATAAAGTCCGTAAGTTTTTTGGGTAGCGGGAAATTGAATTGTTTGGGCCGCAGAAACGGTTCCTGAAAAAATTAATTGACTGTTTCGGGCCTGGTTATTTGCTGCGGTTTGTGGACCGTCAGCATTGGTTAATGTTATCCCTGTTCCTGTTGTAAGTGCGGGTACTGCATATACACCAGCAATAGCAAATTCAAAGACTTGAGAATAGTTATTGTTTGTAATGGTTCCCCAAGTACCAGAATTTTCTCCTGTTACTTGTAGTTCCGTTCTAAGACCAGTTGAATAGGTTACCATTTAATCTCCTAAATAAGTTTTATTGATTATTACTAAGTTTGTCAAAACTTTTATGCAGCCTTAGTTACTTCTACCCAACTAATAGAACTGTTTGAATCATCAACAACATTCCAACCAGTAATGTCGAGATCTCCAGTAGAGACTGTACCTCCAACGCCTGTTAAAGTCAAGGTGGAGCTGGCTTCAATACTTGGATCACCTGGAGAGGCTGTTGCACTTACTCCTGTTAAAGCATAGGAAGATGCTTGCGTTGCATCACCCACTGATGATGTTGCCGCTTGCCCTGTAGGGGTTACATCCGCACCTGCTGCTGGAACTACGTCTCCTTCGTAAACTGTAAGACTAACGCCTGTCGCTGTTACAACAGTTGAGCCTGAAATAGTTGGCTCTCCAATAGCGGAGGTAGAACTAACCCCTGTGGCTGTAACATTACAATCTGCCGTTATAGTAAATGATCCTAGGGATCCTGTTAATAAAGTTCCCGCAGGTTCAACCGTTGGGCTAATTGATACTACTACATCCCCCGTACTTGCATCTAATTCTGGTTCACTAGCCGCTACAACTGTTATCGTTGCATCAGCCGTTATAGAAAAAGTTCCAATTGAGCTTGTTGCACTTACGCCCGTTACAAATATAGAAGTAAGAACGTCTCCAACGCTAGAGTTTAAACCTGCCGCTGTAATTGTTGGAGCAACATCCCCTTGGAATGTCATGTCTCCCGTAGTGGAAGTAGCACTTACACCCGTTAGGGCATATGATGTCGCAAGTGTCCCCCATAAATTATCTCCCCAGCCAATGACTTCACCTGTGTCTCCATTATAGGCTCTTCCCCAACCACTTTGAGCTCCCGTAGTTACAAGGGATGATCCGTCTCCAATAGCTGATGTGAGTCCAACGCCTGTTGCTGTGATATTACAATCACCTGTAACAGAAGTTACATCATTAGTATTGGAAGTTAGTGAATTTCCTGTGGCATTAATGATTGCCAGTCCTGTACCTGTAGCCGTACCTGTAGTGGACGTGGTACCAAGACCAGTAAGCGTTACGTTACATGTACCCGTAATAGTTGGGGTAGCAGTTGTTGAAGTGAGGCTGACACCCGTTGCTTCGACAGGAGCGTATTGTCCCCATGTACCACTGCCCCAAGTTAGTCGGCCCCATCCTTGGACGGAGGCCATAAATTATCTCCTTATGCGATTCTTAGAATTGCAGCAGTTGCTTCAGCAGCAGGGAACGTAATTGTAAATGTTCCTGCGGTTGAAGTTTTGACACCACCAAAATCTAAAACACAGACAGATGCATTGGTTGTTAGACCTGTTACAGTTGAGCTGTTGTAAATTACAGCAGCTTGTGCAGAAATTGTTGCACTTGTAAATGATAAGTCTGGTGAGAAATCACAAACAGCAGTATCACTTGATAATACAGGTGTTACTGATGTTAAAGCTCCTCCGCCTTCAGAATAAGTTCCTGAAGCCGCTACTTCATCGGTTTGTTGAAAAACAGTTGTTGATTTACTTAAAGTTGCTTCACTATCGTAAAGCGCTAGTTTGAAAGCGTTCCCTGTCGTAGCCGTAAAATTGTGTAGGCCTTTCAGGATCTCCACTTTAAAACTGTTGCATACAGCTTGAGTAATTGCCATAATAATCTCCTATGGGTTCCTTGATTCGAGAGGGATACGAATAACGCCGTCCCGAAATTCGTCTCTACGGTCACGCCCCATCTCATATGTGGC